TGCAGCAACTGCAATTATTAATGGTGCTGGATCAATCGAATCTGTTGTCGTAACGGGTGGTGGATCTGGATATAGATCATCAAATTCTGTTGACATTCAAGTTCTTAATCCACTTGGAATTGGATCTACCGCCGTTCTTTCTGCGACTGTTGGTTCAGCTGGAACTGTTACTGGAATCACTACTGTAAGTGGTGGTACTGGATATGCGTCTACAAATCCACCAATTATTATTGTTGGTATCCCAACAGCATATTCCAATGTTTCGTTTACTGGCGGTCAAGGCAGTGGTCTTGAGGCGACAATTGTAGTCGGTACTGGTGGTAGTGTAATTGACTTTAATATTACTAATAATGGAATTGGATATGCCAATGGTGATGTTCTTACAGTCGCTGGTATTCCCACAGATCCAAATGTTGGTGCAGGATTTAGTGCATTTACATTTACCGTAAATGCGACATATGATGATAAATTCTCTGGATTTAGTTTTGGTCAACTCTTACCATTGTATGATTTTTCTGGTGAATTTAATGGATCCAACAAAGTATTCACAATCAGAACCCGTATCACACAAGAGATAGTAAATATCGATTCAAATGATACATCTATTGAACCAGGTAATAATCTTCTCGTTGTTTTAAACGACGTTCTTCAAAGACCTGGAGAGAATTACATTTTTAATGGTGGTACTCAGATTGAATTTACCGAAGCTCCAAAATCTGGTAGTAAACTTCAAGTTCTGTTCTTCAGAGGATCTAACACTGATGTAGATAGTGGTAGTCCAATCCAAACTGTTAAGGTTGGAGACAAACTTCAACTTCAGAGGGAAAGAAACTTCTTACAACAGTTGAGAAGAACTGTGACCGATATTACAGGAGTAAGTAAGGTTCAAACCAACTTGTATGGTGGCGTTGGCATTAACACCGATCCAGCTTTCACAAGAATGGTTTCTTGGGAAAAACAAACTAGTGATTTGATTATCGATGGCCAGGAATTATCCAAGGCAAGAACCACTTTAATTGCAAAACTGCAACCAACTACTAGAATTATTCAAAATGTTGGTATTTCGTCTGACACCATTTTCGTCGAAAATGCATTCCCAATCTTTAGTGCATATGATAATAGATCGGATAGAAACACAGTTCCTGGTGTTGGTATCAACGTAATTAGAGAGAATAATGTAGATCAGGCTGACGCTTCCGCCACTGTTTCTATTGGAGGAACTATCTCTTCGGCTACGGTAACTGATCCTGGACTTGGTTATGAAACTGTTCCAACCGTTTCTTTTGCAACAACATACCAACAAATCAAAGAACTTGGTAAAACCTGGACACAATCAACTTCTAATACTGATATTGAATACAATGATGTAACTTATACATCTGGTGTCTTTATTGCTGTCGGAAGTACATCTGGAATTAATACTTCTTCGGATGCCGTAACTTGGAATGATACTGGTGTCAGTGGATTTGGAACATTCTTTGGTGTTGATAGAATTTCTACGAACATTGTAGCCGTTGGTTTGGGTGGAACTATCGCAGTAAGTTCTAATGCATCCACATTTAATAGTGCTAGAATTTACAGTAGAACATTGACTGGTTTCCTTTATTCTTATTCAGATACAACTATTACCCAAGATCTTAACGCTTTTGTTGGTGGATCTACTAAGGGTGTTGCTGTTGGTGCTGGTGGAACCATTCTGTTTACTGAACAAGGATCATCGGGTTTTGGAACTGCTTTCGTAATCACAAGTAAGTATTCCTCACAAAACCTGCGTGGTGTTGGAAGTAGAGGAAATCTATTCGTTGCTGTTGGTGATAATGGATCTATTCTTAGATCTACAAATGGTGAAATCTGGGCCGGTGTAACTACTACTGCAATTACAACAAGACTTAATGATGTTCACTATGCGGATGATAAGTGGATTGCTGTTGGTGCAGCTGGAACGATTGCAAGATCTACAGACAATGGATTGACATGGAGTGTTGTTTCTTCTGGTTCAACATTCAACCTGAACTCTGTTTACTACAATGATAATGTTTGGGTTGCAATTGGTCAGAGTGGAATGGTCCTCAATTCTGTGGATACAAACACTTGGTATAAGAAGTTTGTTGGTGTAGGAACCGATTACAATGGACTTACGTTTGGTGGAGGAAAACTGGTAACGGTTGGTCTCTCTTCCAACATTGCATACAGTGTTCCTGAGACAGTATCTGCAGCCGCTACTGCAACGGTTTCAGCTGCTGGAACTATTTCTGCGATCACCATAACTGACGGTGGATTTGGTTATGATTCAAACAAATCTGTAGAGGTTCTGATTTCCGTAGAACCAGTTACAATTGAAACAGTGACAAGTGTTGAATGTGATGGTGATTATGGACTTGTCGTTGGAGTTGGAACAAGTGCAACTGGTGTTGGAACCGATAGTCCAATGGTCCAATTCGAACTTGATTCAAGTTCTTTCCTTGATCAGGCTGGATTTGGTAACATTGTAAGAAGTGGAATTCAAACTGGATACTACTTTGTTGTAACAAACTCTGTGGTTGGTAATGGTTTGACATCCATTAATACGGATGCAAGTGTAATTGGAGTTGGAACCACTTTCATCGACAATGTTTATCGTGCTGATTCCGTTGTAACCTCCAGTTCTGGTATTGTTACAGTATTCTCCAATGTTCAGTCCTTGGCTGGACTTGGAACAACCAGTCTGTCACCAAAAATTGGTAATTATAGTTGGGGAAGATTCTATAACTTCACCAGAAACGTTCTTAATCCGCAGTCCTTTACAATCAATAACCAAAATGGTTATACGGGAATAACAACTGCTCCACTTGTGGTTCGTGTTCAAGGACTGAGTGAAAACTATAGTGACTTTGATCAGACCTCATAAATAAAACAAAAAGTCTAATAAAAATGCCCGCGATTATTTCAGATCAATTTAGAATATTAAATGCTGCGAATTTCGTCGCTGGTGTAGCGGACACTTCACAGTCTTATTACACTTTTATTGGATTACCAAACTCCAATGATGTTGCAGCTGGTTATGGTACTACCGATTGGAATACCAATACACCAGCTCCTAAGGATGGGTTTAGAGAGTATAATGATGATTATGATACCATGATCGCTCTCAAAAAACTCACCACTGGTGATGTAAAGAGATTGGTTAGAAAGTACACATGGACATCTGGAACTGTCTATGAGATGTACAAAAACAACTATACTAGGACAAATCTAAGTCCTCAAACATCATCGACTAACCTCTATGATGCAAAATATTATGTGGTGAATAGTCAATACAGAGTATATCTTTGTATTAATAACGGCCAAAGTCCAGAAAGTCCTCTTGGGGGTCGATCTCTTGATGAACCAACATTTACTGGTCTTGAACCAAGATCGGCGGGAACCAGTGGTGATGGATATGTTTGGAAATATTTGTATACAATCAATCCATCAGACATTATCAAATTTGATTCGATTGATTATATTCCAGTTCCTGAAAGCTGGGGATCTGGAGATACATCTGACGTAAAAAATAACGCGGTTGATGGAAAAATCGAAACAGCATTGATTGTTAATGCTGGTGGTGGTTATCAACCAATCTCTACTACTTTCTCAAATATTCCAATTTTGGGAGATGGGACTGGTGGTAAAGCTAGTGTTACTGTAGATTCTCAAGGTAAAGTATCTAACGTTGCGATTACTAATGGTGGTACTGGATACACCAGAGGAACAATTCAATTTTATCCTGGTGCTCCTGGTGCCGAAACTGGTGGTGCAATTGCAGGTCTTTCTGCAGTTGGTGTTGGCACAACGTCTGTAGCTCAGTTTGAAGTTGTTATTCCACCTCCAGGTGGACATGGATATGATGTTTATAAGGAGTTGGGTGCTTTTAGAGTTCTTCTCTACTCTCGTTACGAAAATGACGCTTCAAACCCAGACTTCATTACTGGAAATGACTTTGCAAGAGTTGGTGTAGTTAAGAGCCCACTTACTCCTGCTGGTAGTTTACTCACTCAATCAAGAGCAAGTGCCTTAACAGCTCTGAAGTTGAGAAACTTAACTGGTGGTGATATTGCAAACACCACATATACTGTAGATACTCCAGTTTATCAAACAATTGGTGTTGGATCTACCGCTGTTGGTTATGTTGCCAACTGGGATTCATCAACTGGTGTTCTGAAATTATATACACCAGTTGGACTTGGGTCAACTGCATACGGGTTTAGAAGTATAGATTTCACTTCGCAAATTGGTGCTGGTGGAACATATGTGGTTAGTGGACAAACTGGTGGAGATGCTCTTGGCATTGAAACTAGCTTTGGTAGTTCCGCAAATCCTGGAACCGCAACGACTGTTGGATCCGCATCAGTTCAACTTGGACAAAGTTTTGTTCAAGGTGTTGCTTTACCAGAAGTTCAAAAATATTCTGGTGAGATCTTATACATAGATAACAGGGCAGCGA